ATGCTCCTAAGGTAGGCGACGATGTTGAAATAGCTGCCCAGGAAGACATTTTAAGATTAGCTGGATTAAGATAAGGAAAAATTATGAAAATTAACGATATTGTATTAAGTGAAGCTCCAAAAACTGCTCAAGCAGCAGCAGCGCAAGCAGATATCGCTAGGCAAGATGCGGCAGCGGATGCAGAGTCAGACAGGTTAGCTGCGGATTTCAATAAAAGACAAGCGACTATGAATAAATTACCCGGAGCAACAGGTTTAACGGGTGCAACAAATACAGGAACTCCAGCTGCTGGTGTTCCTAAACCGGTTCCATCAACATCAGCGCCCAAAACAATGAATGCTCAACAGTTAAAAGCAGCACAAGATGCGGCTGCAGGTAGACCGCGGGCACCAGCAGCAGCAACTAAGGCACCAGCAGCACCAGCAGCAGCAACTAAGGCACCAGCAGCACCGGCAGCAGCAACTAAGGCACCAGCAGCACCGGCAAAGACAGCAACAAAAAAATCAGGTCAAGGCACTCAGAATAGAGCTCCTGGAAGTGTTGCCCCACAACCTACATTAGGTGGCAAACCATCTACTGGTCCTAAAGGACAGGCATGGTTACAGAAATACGGAGCAACACACAATCCAGATGGTACTCCTAAAGCCGCAGCACAACAAGCTGATCCATCGATAGATCCATATGATCCAAATAAAGATCCTAACGTGCAAATGGCACAACCGTCAGCTGGAGCTTCTGCTGAGCTTGATAGAATGAAACAATTAGCCATAGGTGGAAATCAACCCCCAGTGGCAGCAGCACCAGCACCAGCACCAGCACCAGCACCAGCACCAGCACCAGCACCCGAAAATCCATCAACTGGTAATGCTGCATCTGCTATGGCTTCAAGATCGAGCACATCTACTACACCAGAGCCTAAAACTAACGCATTAGGAGTAACAGCACAAGCAGCAGGCGGCGGCTATGGTAACTTTACTGGAGGCTCACAACAGGGACAGGCTGTAGCAGCAGGAGACAACCCTAATACACAAACAGGACAAGCAACTCAACCAGCTAAAGATCCAACAGTAGCACCGGCAGTTAAAACAGGCACAGGCGGAAATGTAACTAGCAGTTCAGATGACGAACTAGCATGGGTAGCTAAAAACGGTGGTTCTTTCGCTAACAGAGGCATGTATCCTGGACCCGGTAATTGGGATCCAAAAACCGGAGCGACTACTAGGGCAGCAGATAAAGCCCTAGCAGCTTCTGGAGCGAATCCTTGGGAAGGCAAAGACCCGGCTAAGGCAGCAGCATGGGCAGCGTTATCACCAGAAGATCAAAAATGGATTGGTAAAGGAGATCCAACTGACAAATTTATTCTTGCAAGGGCTCCAAGTAAAGGAGGATTTTTAGGCAGTATTACTCCTAACTTCATGAAGAAAGATAAAGGTCAACCAGCAGCTCCTAACCCTCAGCAGGGTCAAGGCACACAACCTACAACAGTTACTGGACCAAATCCACCAGCTGGTGGCTACGGAAGATTCCAAGAATCTGAATTATCTGCTATTAAGAGATTATCTGGGTTAAAATGAAAATTAATGAGCTAATTAAGAATTTTGAAATATACGTTACTAACGAGGAAAAAGAGATTCTTAAAAAGTTAGATTCAGCTAGATCTTTTTTAAGCTTTTCGGAAAGGGAAAGATTCATTATTGAGGGGTTGATTCGTAAAAGTTTGGTAATTAAAGTAGGACACGACAATCCTTATATAATCGCTAATGAAAAAGAAGAATAAAAAACAATTTGAAGAATTTGAAACTTTTATAAAAGAAGTTTTTGAAAAAAAGCTACCCATAACTGTTTTTAATGATGGAAGCATACAATACAAAGACTTTGCTATTGTACAAGATAAAAATAAAAATTGGGCTCTTTATAGCTTGAAAAATACCAGTGATGTAATTGATACGTTTTACCTCAAAGCAACAGCCTTGCTAGCAGCTAAAACGTATCAAAGTTTTAATTTTAAAAAATACTTACAGATAAAAGAATTAGACCATAAATACAATCAAAATGCAACTGATACAATTTACTTTAATCATTATAGAAAAATAACTAATGATCTAGTAAAAAGAGATGTGTTTACATGGAGATATGAACTAAGTCTGGGCCGAGCTAAACGCTACAAAACAGAAATAGCATCTCTATTTAAAACCAATTTCTGACATAAATAATAAAAACAATTTAGGAACAATTGACATGCAAATTACAGAATTTTCCAAACCAGTTAGTAGCAAAAAGCTAAATGAAAATTTAGCTAAAACTTTTGGATATAGCTTAAAACTTGAGGATTTAACAGTTGAGGATTTATACCAAGCTGCTGCTAAATTAAAAAACAAGATCTATAACTACGAAATGACTGAAAGTTATGACTCTGTCGTAGAGAATCATGATTATCAAAAAACTCGTGCATTTTTAGATGTTATCAGTCAAGCTATTACTGAAAGAACACTTTCCCCTGAAGAAAAGTCTAAAAAAGAAAAATACTTTAAAGGTATGAAAAAAGTTAAGGGCGACTTTTCTAAACGCTACGGCGAAAGAGGAGACGAAGTGATGCATGCCACTGCTACTAAGATGGCAAAGAAAGAATCAGTAGAAGAAGCAATGGATCTTCTTAAAACAGTTCTCAGTGAAAAAATTCTTAGAGAAAGTGAAGAAGACAAGGCTAGTATTATCATGTCAGGAAAAGACATGGTTGATCGCATTACTGGTTGGATCGAAGACGTTGCATCTATGCAATCTGAATCATTATTGCAACTACTTGACAGTATCAAGCAAAATATGGGATCAGATGTTAGTACTAGATTTAGCGAAATTGTAAAACCGGCCTTATCAGAATTACAAGCATCTTTAGAAACACAGCGTCAAGCATTAAGCTCAGGAATGGGATTGTTAACAGGCGAAGAACCACCTGGACCATCAATGGGTAATGAAGTTCCTACATCTGGTGCTACCGAGGAACCAGCAATGGGACCAGAAGAGCCAGCAACTGATGAATTTGCAGCTAGCGCACCAGCAGCAGGCGGAACTGAAGTTGCAGGTCGTGCCAAAAGAGAAAGCATTGAATACAGCCGAAGAATCGGACAAATTCTTTCTTCAAAAAAAAAATAAATGAGGATGCGGAAGATCTTTTCCGCATTCTTAATACCTTCCAAAACAGTGCAGATTCAAAAAGACAAACCTCTGTCCATACTTGGTTAGATATCAGTAATAGTCTCGACGATGGCACTGCTCTTGATTACAATTCTTTTGATAAAATTTATAATTCTGATCCAAGAATAAAAAATTTAGTCCAAAAGTATGACGCAAATGGCGTAGTCCTCAAAACTAAAGCCAAGGCCAACGATCAAGTTACTCTTAATAAAAAAACCAGTAATTTAGATAGTATGGCTAAACGTGCTGCTGCAAAAGAATTAAAGACTTGACATTTCATTTACAAAGATGTAATAATAGAGTATGACTCTATTAAAACACAAATTTGTATACGAAAAAATATCTAGACAAGAAATAAACGGACGCCGGCTATATGCAACACCAGCCGGCGACAGTGTTCCTAGCGTAACCACAATATTGGATCGTACCAAACCAGCCGAAGCAAAAGAAGCTCTTGCCAACTGGAAAAAAGCAGTTGGGGAGAAACGAGCTCAAGAAATAACTACTGAAGCTGCCGGACGTGGGACACGTATGCATAAGTTTTTAGAAGACTACATCAAAGGTGAACAACTTAGAGAAAGTCTTACTAATCCATATGCACAACAAAGTCTACTTATGGCTCAAAAAGTTATAGAAGTAGGTTTTCCTAAAGTAGATGAAGTATGGGGTAGTGAAGTACCTTTATATTTCCCCTCATTATATGCTGGTACCACAGACTGCGTAGGACTTCACGAAGGTGAAGAAAGTATATTAGATTTTAAACAAACTAATAAGCCTAAAAAATTAGAGTGGATTGGTGACTATTTCTTGCAGCTTACTGCATATGCACTAGCTCACAACGAAGTACACGGGACTAATATACGCAAGGGTGTAATTATGATGTGTGTACGTCCTCCTGAAATAGAGCCAGGAAAGTGGGGAGAACCAGAATATCAGCAGTTTATTTTAGAACCAAAAGACTTTGATATGTGGACAAATCGCTGGTGCGATAGAGTGAGTCAGTATTACAAAATAGACGGATAAATACTGTCTACTGGAGTTAAGAATATGGCCGTTGTTCAAATTAGCAAAATACAAAATCGTAGAGGTATAAGAGAAGATCTACCCCAACTTTCGGGTGGTGAAATTGCATGGGCGATAGATACCCAAGAGTTGTTTATCGGTAACGGCTCAGTTGCAGAAGGGTCTCCGTATGTGGGGAACACTAAAATATTGACCGAACACGATAATATACTTGATCTGTCTGATCAATATGAATACAGAAAAATGGATAGCACTATACAAACTAGTGACGACATCAACTATCCGATTCAAACTACTTTACAAAGTAGATTAGATCAACACATTACAGTAGCTAGTTTTGCAGTTATTAATGGTACTGTCTGTGGAGATAATCTGCAAAGAGCCATTGATCAACTTTTCTTAAATATTTCTACAAGAGATACTACTACCAATAGATACATTTTAGAAGTTGGGCCAGGTACATACGACATCGATAGAACAATTTATATTCCAAGTTATTGCAATCTAGTAGGTGCTGGTACTGATAAAGTTATTTTTAACTTTGTAGGTGAAGGATACGACGCTGCATTTAGATGTGTAAACGATAATAGTGATCAAGGAGATCCTGCACCTATTGCTAGTGCAACACTGGGAACACAGCCTAAAAGAATTACTCTTAAAGGGTTTAGTATTAAATTAAACGATGCATCTACTAGCGGTATTATTTTAGATGCTGCCAAAGAATCATATTTTGAAGATATCAAAATTGAAGGAGATTGGACTCCTACAGTACAAGATGAAACAGCAATATCAAGAGGTATATCTCTTAATGCCTTAAGTGCGTTAGTTACCAGTAGAAATAATACATTTAATAATATCACAATCAGTGGTGTAGATTGCGGAATCCATTCAGACAACGATATTCGGTTCAATATCATTGAAAACTGTAATATCACTGACAGCAGAGTTGCTGTCTCCTTTGGTGCTAACACCGACGGTATTAGTACAGGGGAAATTTACGGACCTAGATCTAATATTATTTCTAGATGCTTTTTTGAAAGAATATATCAAGAAGGTGTATTAGTACAAAAGGGAACCAATAATCTTGTTAGCCATTGCTTCTTTAATAATGTAGGTAATGATCTTGGTAATAGCAGTGTTCCTATCTATAACCAAATTAGATTTGACATTATTGGTAATAATAGTAATGATTGTATTTTTGACAGGTCGACTATTTTATCTGATTCTGGTTCAACTGAACCGTATATTGCAGAAGTTGCTGGTATCTCTGAGTACAAAATTAGTCAAACACAAAAAGTTATCTTAACACAAACACCGATATTTACAGATTTATTTAGATTGCCCGCTTATGACTTAGCTGGTTACGAAATATCTTATATCTACAGAAGTTCGAACTCAGTACTAATGAGAAAAGGTACAATTAAGATTGCACTAGATGCTGCTCGTAATAATCTAGTATTAAGTGATGATTATGATTTTACAGGTGCGTCCGGCGGCGATTTGGATTTAACTTTTTCTGCACAGTTAGTTGATACTGACGGTGCTTCAAGTTATGATACTATTATTATCAAGTACAAAAATTTAACTTACAATGATTCGGGAGAATTATATTATTCATTTGCAGCAATTTATAAAAATATTTAAAATTAATAACAGAAGTTTTATTCTCGTTTTTGGCATCAATAAATAAGTTTCTTAAAAAATAAAAAGCAATGACAAACATAACAGTAATTAAACGCGACGGAAAAAAAGAGCCATTAATGATTGAAAAATGGCAGACACAGATAGCTAAAGTATGCAAGGAAATCGCTGACGTTAGTCAGTCAATGATTGAAATTAAAAGTCAACCGCACTTCTACGATGGAATTACAACCAAAGAAATCGATGAAATAACACTAAGAGCAATAGTGGACCTTATCGATATCGAAAGCAATCCAGATCTAGGACACACCAATTATCAATATGTAGCAGGCAAACAACGTTTGAGTATGCTACGTAAGGATGTATATGGCCAATACGAGCCTCCCCACCTTTACGAAATCGTAAAAAGAAACGTAGCTACGGGGTTGTATACTAATGAGCTATTAGAGTGGTATAGTGAAGAAGACTGGAATAAAATGAATGATATGATCGATCATTCCAAAGATGAACAATATGGATATGCGTCTATTGAACAACTAATTGAAAAATATCTAGTTAAGAATCGTAGCACAAAGGAAATTTATGAAACTCCACAGGTTAGATACATGGTGGCAGCGGCAACAGTCTTCCATAGAGAAGAACCCAATTCAGCAAGAATGCGATATATCAAAGAGTATTATACCGCCGCATCTGACGGCTTGTTTACTCTTGCAACACCTGTGTTGGCTGGTCTTGGCACTCCGACTAAACAGTTTAGTTCTTGTGTTCTTATCCGCAGTGATGACGACCTGGATAGCATTTTTGCTTCAGGAGAAATGATGGCCAAGTATGCCAGCAAACGTGCAGGCATTGGTTTAGAGATTGGTCGACTACGTCCATTAGGCAGTCCTATACGTGGTGGTGAAATCATGCACACTGGCATGATTCCTTTTTTGAAAAAGTGGTTCGCAGATTTAAGGAGTTGCAGTCAAGGTGGTATACGTAATGCTAGTGCTACAGTTTTTTATCCTATTTGGCATCATCAGTTTGATGATCTTATCGTGCTTAAGAATAATCAAGGCACAGACGAAACCCGAGTTAGACACATGGACTACGGGGTGGTATTGTCTGCTTTCTTCTGGCGCAGATTTAAAAATAAAGAATCCATTACTTTCTTTGATCCCAATGAAGTACCAGACCTTTATGAAGCTTTCTATAGAGACTCGAAACGGTTTGAAGATCTATACGTCAAGTACGAGAAAGTACCTGGCCTGCGCAAGAAAACTATATCAGCAGAAGAAGTTTTTAAGAGTGGAATTCTAAAAGAACGTACAGACACAGGTCGTATCTATCTTGTGTTTATTGATAATGTAATGAATCAAGGACCATTTGATCCTGAGTATCATACCATTTATCAAAGTAACCTATGCTGCGAAATTCTATTACCTACTAAACCATTTAAGAGACTTGATGATGATGAAGGACGTATTGCCTTATGCACCTTGGGTAGTGTTAACTGGGGAGCGTTCCGTAACCCAGAAGATATGCGACGTGCTTGTCGCATTTTACAACGTAGTCTATGTAACATACTGGACTATCAAGATTTCTTATCAATTCAGAGTAAACTAAGCAATGACGAAATTCAGCCTTTGGGTATTGGTGTTACTAATCTTGCTTATTGGCATGCTAAACGCGGCCTACGATACGGTGAAGCCGATGCATTGGGAGAGGTTAAATCCTGGATCGAGCATCAAGCTTACTACCTAACAGAAGCCACAGTTGAACTAGCCAAAGAAAGAGGCAAGTGCAAAGATAGTGATCAAACACGTTACGGTCAAGGTATTTTTCCTTGGGAATTAAGAGCCGACGGTGTTAATAAATTAACTAATTTTACACCAGAACTAGATTGGGAACCTCTTAGGAAGGAGATGAAACAATATGGTGTACGAAATGCTACTCTTATGGCTATTGCTCCAGTTGAGTCTAGTAGTGTTGTTATTAATAGTACAAATGGCATTGAAATGCCTATGAGCTTGATTAGCGTTAAAGAAAGCAAAGCTGGTTCGTTTACTCAAGTTGTTCCTGAGTATCATAAATTAAAAAACAAATATCAGCTAATGTGGGATCAAAAAGATTGTGCAGGATACATCAAGACTGCGGCAGTTCTAGCTGCATATGTTGATCAAAGTATTAGCACAAACACATTCTACAATCCTGCGCACTATGCAGATCGTAAAGTACCAACTACATTGATTGCTAAAAACTTAATGATGGCTCACTATTGGGGATTGAAAACTTTCTATTATAGCCTTATTAACAAAACAGGCGTCAAGGCAGAAAAGGAAGAAACACCGTTAGAAATGAAGTACAACGGGTTTCATGAAGTATTAGAAGATGATGATTGCGAGGCATGTAAACTATGAGCAAAGCTCAGTATGATTTAAACACAAAGACAGACTACTTACATCGTAAGATGTTTCTAGACCCAGAAGGTCCGGTTACAATTCAGCGATTTGAAGAAGTTAAGTATCCTAAGATACAAAAAATAGAACAGACAGCACGAGGGTTCTACTGGGTTCCTGAAGAAATTAGTTTAACTAAAGATGCCGGAGACTTCAAAGAATCTAGCGATGC